GATAAAGGCGGCGCAGTTCCCGCACCTTTGCTTCTTGGCTTCTTCAGGGCTTACACCCCATTCAGAGGCGATTTCAGACCAGTAATCCTCGTTTGGCTCTTTAGGGTTAAGGGGACCGTATTTAGCGTCTTTAATCGCCTTTGCACGGTTTTCAAGGTTGGCTCTTACATCCTGAGTCGCTGTTGGGCATGAAGCCTTTAATAGTGCGGAAACTGCTGGTGTAAGAGACATAGGTGAAGTGTACCCGAACGCCTGTTCGAAGAAATTGGGCTTTGTTCGGGATGATTATTAACCCTAGTTGTGTTATACTGGTGTAGTCCTGAGAGGAGGACAGAATGAAGAAAGTCTACGAGGTCGAGTTTCAAGGTCAGAAACAAAAGTATTACTTTGAAAATAAACAAAAGGCTCAAGATTATGCGTTAATAATTGCGGGCTTTGGCAGTAAGAAGTATCGAATCAATGCTTACATCGTTGAAGATGCTAAGGCTGAGTTATTCAAAGAAATTGAATTGGCTCAAGATTTTATTGAAAAAGTTAGCGGAACTAGATAACTAAGAGGAGGAAGAATAATGAAAGACGAAATCTCAATCGCAGGGGTGAAGGCTCATACCATCGCCCGATTATTAGAAGAATACGCTAACTCAGAGGGCGAGGGTAAGTTACCATCCAGTAAGCGTCAGGCTTGGAACATTGCCCAAGACTTAAAAAAGGAGGCGGGAAATTGAGTAACTGGTCAGACAAAATCGTGGTTATAGGCGTCGGGGTATCTAAAGAGGACACCGACAAAATCAAGGAAATCATTGTCGAAAAGGTGAATAACCAACCCGAGTTATGATATACTGGACTTGTTCTTAGAGAGGAGAACAAAATGGCTCAGAAAGCAATTAAGAAAATCGGTCAGTACAGACTTTACAAAGTCGAAGGTTACAGAGTTTATGAAATCTACTACGGCACTAAGGCAACTGGTGTTCATGTAGAAAATATCTCTGAGGTAGAAAACTTTGAGTGGGCTGTTGCAGAAATCAAAAGAGCAACTCAACAAGCAATCAGAGAAGAATTCGGGATTGGGGTGAGTGCGTAATGGGATGGGATGCAACTCCAGTAGGTACTAATTTCACAACTCACGCATTTATCAATTACTACATCCGCAGGACTTATGACGGAATCTATGAAGCCGTCAAAATCTTTGAGGGCAAAAATGTAGATGGTCAAAAGGCTTTCTATGTAGCCTTAAAGAAACTTGAGGACAACTCAGTCTTTGCTTGCGTGATTTTAACCAAGCGTAAAAATGGTTGGGTTCATACCAAAGTGATTGGTGAGTCAGAGGGTCCTTGTTACTACGAGGCTCCTGAATCGTTTATCAATGTTTTAACTCCGCCTAAAACTCTTGAGGGTGCTTGGTGGAGAAACCGATGCTTAGAAAAAGAGGTTGCATCATGAGTCTTGGTTTCGAATCTGAAAATTATAGATGGGCTTGCTCCTGTGGCAAAAAGGGTAGGTTCTTAAAATTTCATAAATCGGTGAAGGCTTCTAACCGTCACCAGCAAGAGCACGAAAGAAAACTCCAATGGGGACAGGAAAATCAATTAGAAAAGGAGAACGCATAAATGGGTTACACACATTATTGGGCTTTTCAAGAACAGCCAACTAAAGAAGAGTTTGCTGAATTTATTGAGGGCGTAAAGCAGATTGTTGCAACTGCTGAAGAAGCAGGAATTGAAATCGGTGAGCAAAAGTACGAATCCGATTATCTAAGTTTCAATGGCGTAGGAACTGGAGCGCATGAGACTTTCTATATCGAACTACCTAGTTACGATGATGGATTTTGCAAGACTGCTCAAAAGCCATACGACATGGCGGTGACTGCCTCACTAATCCTTGCTAAGAAAATCTTTGGTGATGGCATCAGCATCCGAAGCGATGGCAACTGGAAAGATTGGGAGAGCGGACAACTGCTCTACGAATCTGTCTACGACATTCAGCCACAGAATGTGTTGGCTAATGCGTAATTGGTTTATCTATCGCAAGCGTGGGAGAATCCGATTCTCAAGAGTTAGGATTCCCCATGATTGCATGGTTAGCGCTCGCCGTTAGTTTTATTGCCTTAGGTATTTCTATCAAGGGTTATATGAACTCAGGCTGGATTGATATTGACTGGAACTTTGAAGAGGACGAGGATGACACCCGAAAATCAAATTAGTAAACTTATGGAACAAATTCAGGAGCGAGAGCGTCTAACTGAACGAGCAAGAATTATTCGTGAGATTCAAGCCTTCGCTGGAGATTACGGTCATTTAATTGAGGGTAGAGACTGTGTAATCGTGGAGCAACTAATCGACTTTCTTTCACCGCCACAAGTCATGCAAAGTAACGGTATATCCCTTAGTTGAGTATTCAGGGCGATTCATTTCTCTCTTCAATCCGTGTTTAGCAATAGCCATCCGAACTCTCTCGGTTGGAACTATGACTACGGAATCCTCAAGAATGAAAGACCAATGAGTCGCCTTGGTTGTGCTTATCCCTGATGCGTACCAGCATCCAAGAACATCTGACCAGCACTCGGTTTCAATATAGAGATTGCCTGTTTCTTTCCAGCGTCTATCTCTTTTAACTTCGACTGTTTCAATAGGTGAGGTCAGGAAGTTATTAACTAGAACCTCGCCCTCTTGCCCGAATCGTAAATCTAAATCCCAATCAGAAAGACTCATAAAGTTCCCCATTGATTTGATTGACCGATTGAGATAGGTGCGATGCTTTGAATGACTGAACGGTTTTCATATAGTGCTAAGAGTATTGCTTCAGCACGGTCAGGCGAGGCGACACCCCGTTTCTTCATATCAACTTTTGATTCAATAACAACTCGACCTGAAGCATCCGATGTATAGGTTGGTCCTGCCATTTGTGACAAGACGAATCTATCTACATTTAATCTAATATCCTGTTTACCATCTTTAGGCTGAATCATCTGCCTAGCGTTCCACCACATCTCGGCTCTTTGATTCTTAAACTTTGCTTGGTCTTTAGGCTTCTCGGCTACATTGACTCCGATGATGTCAGCAGGTAGCGAGCGCTCTTTGACCCATCTATCGAGCAGAGAGACAACTCCCCAACCTAAACCGATGGTATCGATTTTAACTCTGACCCTATCTCGGACTTCTCTATCTTGATGAATCTTGATGCAAGCCTCAACCTCTCGCATAACAACTCCAGCCACATCAACTGCGTTGGCATTTTGTTTACCTGATGAACGGTGAACAATGCTAACTGCTCCGCCGTCTAATCGAGCAATAACAAATTCATCTCCGCCATCTGATGCAATATCAACTCCAAGTTTTATTATCTTAGATTCAATCGGCTCTTCGTTCTCTGTTGCCATCTCAGCCCAAGCAAACGGGATAACTTTGCCTGTACTTGATTTAGGAAACTGCGCCATAACACGGGCTTCAACGAAGGGTGAATCCTCACCGAATTCAGAAATAACATCATGCACCCAAGTCTCATCTACTAGGTGAGTCTTTACTTCGTGGGCTTCTATGTAGTCAGGACATGAGCGACATCTGCCAGTTGGCTCACCCGTAAAGTTTGGTGTGTCGTATGCGCTGATTGGAATGATGTTGTAAAGCGGACTCGAGCAGATTCTTTCGAACCATGTCTGCTCTGTATCTGTTGGCGGGTTACCAAGGACAAGTAGTTTTGTATTACCACCAGTCATGAGAGACTCAAGTGCTCCACCGATTGTGTCAGATAAACCTCCAGCCTCATCAACTACTACGAGCAAGTTAGGTGCGTGGATACCCTGAACCGCTGTTTCATCATGAGCGCTTGGACTAAATCCGTATCCAACTACGGTGCCGTTAATCTTCCATTGAACCGTATCGGCTTCCCCAGGCAAGTTATGTTTAGCGTGAACTCTTCTAATATGCGGCCACATAATGTTTCTTACCTGTCGGTGTGTAGTCGCTGTTGTAATTGCAACGGCTGTACCTGCGGGATGAACTGATAACCACCATGCAACTGCTCGTGCCGCTAAGTGAGATTTCCCAGGCGCATGACAAGCAGGAACTACCGTTCTCTTATTTACCATCAAAGAATTTAGAATCTCTTTTTGTTTACTCCAAAGAGTTTCCCCTAGCCCTTGTTCAATAAATCCAACTGGGTCGTTTTGCCATCTAGCCCAAGGGTTATCTAACTCTGCATCAAGGATGACCAATAAGGCATGACGCTCATCAGGGGTAAGCATCGCCAGCAACTCCGCTTGTTTAGTGGAATCACTTTCGAGGAACTTATCGAGAAGTCTCTCGGTCATGGGTTAAGCGCTTTTCGATTTACGGGACTCTAGGACTTTGGCTATCTTCTCTTGTAGTTCTCCCATGGTGACTGTAACTCTAACCTCTGACACGGAATGACTCAAAACCTCTTGCTTATCGACCTTGCCAAAATCTTCAGGGGCTTGACGCTCTAACCACCAAGCGGATGCTTTCCAGTCTCCTTGACTTGCCGCACTTGAGATAACTGCAACCTTTTTAGCGATTGCTTCCGCTCTTGCCCGTGTGAGAGACTCCAAAAAATCTAAATATATTTTCTCCTCGGGTTTAGGTTTTGCATCAAGAATCGTTGCCAGCCTGTCTCGTTCCACCATTCCACGGCTCATCCAGTTATAGAAAGTGGACTCAGCAATGTTCACCATGGCTACCGCTTTGTTTACTGGCATACCGAGGACAATGAGGTTAATTAACTCTTCACGCTTAGAATCATCAAGTAGGACTGTTGTTCCCTTTGGTCTGCCTTTAGGTTTAGCGCTTTTCTTTACAACTGCGGTTGTCACTAGAACTCCACCCCTATGTACCAAAACCCTAAATCAATATCGATTCCGTATTTACTGATATTGAAGCCAATGCCGAATCCACTTTTGCGTCCCCAAGCGAGCCAGTAGCGTCCAATCTTTTTCTCCATGGGTTTATTATACCTTTAACAGTTCATGCAGTAATTGGTAGTGCGGACATTCTCTTTTTGTATAAAAATTCTGCGAGCGCAATGAAAGCAAGAAACCTCGATTACTTGTTTGTCATCCTCAACTCGTTTTATTTCTAAGCCCAAAACTTTCATTCTCTTTCCTCCACAGTACAAGCCTCAACGGGGATAAATAATAACTCAGCCACATCTTTCCAGCCATTTATTGTGTTAGCCCATTCATTCAAATCTTCGGTGTGAACTCTCATAGTGTGTTCGCCTACCCGAATTGTTGTACGACCCACAGGAATATGCCCAGGCTTGGATTTTCC